AGTATGGAGAACTTAGATAAGATCATTGAAAAGGAAAGTTATTTAGAGACCAAGCTTTATGAAGACGAAGTTGCCTATGATATAACAGAAAATTTAGAGACTTTAGACTCAAAAATCAGTATGTCATCTGAGATTAATTATTTCAATTTGGAGAAAGCTTATGATAAAGCATTAAAAGGGAAGACACCTTTAGCACCTAAAACCAACATTAGCAGAATGGGTTGTGTTTTAGTTGATGCATTGTGTGATAAAACTGAAAATATAATGCTGAAAGGAATGGGTTTGATGAGCACAATAAAATCTCTTTTCAATTTTGAAGGAGCTAGATCAAAATTTATAATAGAAGAATTTGGTTCAAGTGGTCTTTTCTTGGATCAGAATGAGATATTTGAAAAGGTTGCAAAGGAAGGAACTAGGAATATGATGTTAAAGTTAATTGATGAGAAGAGAAAAAAAGGAAAATTTGTCAGTAAGAGTGACACAGATGCTTCGGAACAAAGAGCTGCTATTAAGGTCAGTCTTTACAATGCTTTAAGTGAAAAAGGCTTGCTTGGCAGTTTTTTAGTTGATGCTAATAATACGATAGCTTATAAATCTAGGGAACACTTAATATCAGTTTTAGGAGTAAGAGAAGAGACAATTATGTCACAAAATAAAAAGGAAAATTTTGAAATGAAAAAGACTGACTTCTTTTATAAATATGTAAAACAAACTAGGAAATTTTATGAGTTGGCAACAGAAGGCACAATAACTTCTGACAGGTTTTATATGGATGAGGAGATAGAGTTATCTAAACTAGATAAGATAAAGAAAAAACAAGATGATTTTAAAAATAATAAAGTAAATGTAGCTGTCTTTGAAGAAGATTTTGAGGACATAGATAATTTAGTTGATGTATTAACCTTAAGTAATAATAATTATATGGAGCAAGGCAATATGGATTTAAATTATGAAATGCTAGATGTATGCAAATTGTCTAATCTAGATAAATCTATAGAAGAAGAACTGCAAAAACACTTCTTAAATGAGATAAATGACTTTAAAGATTCAAACCTAACATTTTTGAATTTACAAATGAGAACAGTTGGCAATTCATTGTTATATGCTAACACACAAAATTTTGAAGATTTATCTTTTCAATTTTTACAAACTTTGGACAAAAGACATTTATGTCTATCTTTCGGAAAACGAGTTGATGGGAATGAGAAAGGGAAAAGTACTTTTAGTTATATTTTCATAGAAAGAAAGAATTTGGCTATTTATAAAACAGCTTATCCAAAATGCATTATGATGGAGTTAAATGACCAAGAGAAAAGTCTAAAAGCTTTTTATTTGAATGATTATAAAATAACAGACCCCATTTGCTTAGAAATACAAAACTCAAGATTATACAACAATCAAATCAATGAAAGTATAATACATTTACCTACCACTTCTGGGGCTTCTTTTATATGTAGACTTGTAACAGGTCAAACTTTAGAGACTTTAAGATCTGTGGCAATAGAATCTTTAGTTCAAGGGGACCCTGGTTTTAATTACAAATGCTTAGATTGTCAAATGAAAGCCTTCACCTCTATTATGGCTGAGCAAAATTACATTTCAAAAATGATGCAAGAGTATGTATACAAGGTAAAAGGAAGATTTCATCTTTATATTCAAAACAGAATGCAAAAAAATTGTATGTTTAACAGTATGTATCAGCATATGAGAGACAAAGACCCTAGTACAAACAATGTTTACCAAAAGAATTTAAAACAAGAATCTCATGCAAGTTTTTTTGTTAAGGAAATGTTAGAGATGAAAGAGTTTTCTGTAGAAAAATCAGTCCTGCCTAAAACTTTAAGTGTGGATGAAAACATTAACTTTATAAAACAAAATTTTGATAAATTAGGGTTTAAAATATTTTCTAATACAACCACTAAAAGCTTGAAAGTGTTGCTAGAAGATTCATGCTTGGTGAAAAGGACATCAGAAAATAGTAAGACAGATTATCATAGGTATTTAACCAATATGGATACAATAAAAACATACTTGAAAGAATCAGCTAAGGTAGGTTCAACAGGAACTAACACTTTCAAAACACATGATCAAGTTCTTAATGATTGGAAAAGTGGTACAAGGAATAACTACAATTTTTCACCTAAATTTGTTGTCCATGCTTTTAAAGTTTTTGATAAGGAAAGAAAGAGTTCTGGGGAATATGAGTCATATGTCAACACCATGCAAAATAAATTTAATCTATCATTATCAGAAAACTTAATGGACTTACAAAAGAACAAATCTTCATACTTATTTGACCCTCAAAACAAAAGAAGTAAAAGAACAACTTTGACCAATGCAATTTCTGATTATTTATATGACAATAGGGATGTTGTCACAATAGGAGATTTTTTGATAAAGGAATTTCTTGATGGTAAAGCTTGTTATGTTGATGGAAAATTGAGATATACACATATGTTTAACAATAACAAAGGTCAACTAGGTTCTGATAGACCATTCTTTACACAAGAATTGCATATGAGAGTGTTGACTTACATAATGGAAGGCACTTTGGGATCAACTTTTCCTTATCATAAAGAACAAATTATAAATGAACCTGAAAAAGATGCATATATTTCTAAAAGGCTCAAAGCTTTTAAAGGCAAAAT